GCAGTGGGTCGGCTGAATCTTCTGGACGTGCGTATCGTCTCCTACTCGCGTAGGCATCTGGATAGACCTCCAGTCCTGTTGCATATAGGAATCGCTCAAGGTGGTGTCGACCGCGTAGCAAGAGGTTCCGTCAACCACAATCAAGTGGGGATGGGAAGTGCCTTCGCCGCCAGTCTCGCAGAAGTGAACGGGTTCATTCAGCGAGTTGCTAACTTGGCCGATCTTGTAAAAGCTATAACCGTTGTTGGCTTCCCTGATAGTGTAGACGCCGCTTCCCCAGCATCCGAACAGAATCGGGTTGCCGTTGATGTCTCTGGACGCACGGAACATTCCGCGACACGGGCCTTCGCCCAGACGTGCGGCAAGCTCCGTACCCTTGATGGACAGCAGAACCTTGCTCGTGATGGACTCGTCGGAATCTACGGACTCCGGGTACATATTGCAAGAGTAAGACCGGGAAACCTTCTCGATCTCGTGACGGTGGATGCCTCCAACGATGTTCTGGATGATTCTCTGAGCCATACGGCCTCCTTACGGATTGAGGAACATCGAACCGTTGATGAAGGCGGCGTGGTTAACACCAACCATATTGTTCTTGCGGCGCAGATACTTGACAGCTCTGGTAGCCTTCATAATGTTCGACTTGATGTCGTCCAGTTCGGACTTGATGAGCTGTACCTGTTCTGTCGAGAGTCGCGGGAAGGTAAGAGCGAGTTTGTGGGTCAACGCCACAATAAATAGCTCCTCGTACTGTTCGGGAATGCGAAGCTCGGTGTCAAGGTCGAAAGTCCACTTACGGTTGTAATTAACCTTGATTTCGGTTCTGACATCCGGCAACAGCTTCAACTTCAAGACAATCTGTCTATCGTTGATGGCTTGCCAAGTGTAGACGCCCGAACCTACCGGGTAAGCGTCGAAATCGCTCGGACTCGCAAAGGACAGCTCGATATAGCTCGCCGTGTCTGACGGCTGCTTGGAACGCCAGTAGACCTTGTTGATCTGCTGGATGTTCGGTGCGGACAGCGTGACTTCTTCGTATGCTTCAGGGGTTTCCGGGTCCACGTCGCCGAGGACATACTCGGACTTGTCGAGAGTGGTCTCGACATCCTGAACAAGGAACTGCAGCAGATTGTCGTTGCTGTACTTGCCGGCAATCCCCTTCAAAAGACGATAGGCAGACTCTACCATATCCGCCGGTGCCGACTGTCTACGAGACACCAGATTGGAACGGTTTAGTGCTTCCACAATGATGGAACGGACTGTAATCATAGAATCTCCTCCTAGGAAGAAATTAGCGGTCGGTTAGTCAAAACCGGTTATGAAAAACAAAAAGAAGCCGCCTCTTGCGAGACGGCTCCATTCTATCTGGAGAGATAGTTCAACGTCGGGTCAATTAAGCCTTGATGAGGATGAGAGACACACCACGCTTTTCGACAGTACCAGAGATGGTGAACAAGTCGAAACGGGTATCGTTAACCATCTTCACGAGGTCAACAAGGCGGTTCTGGAAGATGTTGATGCCTTCCACAGAACCCTTCTTGGTGTCGACAGTGGCAACGTCGATCTCGTTCAAGGTTTCGAATTCGTAGGTACCGTTGGCGCGGAGGATACCCATAAAGTAAGTACCGGCTTCCGGAGCGGTAACTGCGCTGTCGGTGGAGAGGGTAGACCAGTCGATAGCAGTGCCATCCTCCAACGAGGCCACGCGGGTGCCGCCGAGAGCAACGTCAACCGGGTCAACCGGGATGGCGATGGTCGAAGCACCGCTAGAAACCGTCACGTCAGCGTTGGCGATGAATGCGTACGGCTGGGCGGTTTCGTCGCCCACGAGGTCGCAAGCAACGATGCCATCGATGAAGAACGGCATACCGGCCTGAACCTTAGTGGCAGCAGACGTAGAAGCACCGAGCGTAATCGTGAGCACGTTGGTGGTTGCGTTGAACGAAGCGAACTTAGCACCGGCGAGAGCAGTGGCGAGAACGCTGGAAACCTTCAGCTGCGGGAGGAAACGCTGCGAGCGGTAATCGGCACCATGGAAATGACCGATGAGGCCCTGCTTATACATATCCGGAGCGTTCACCGGAACGAACTGAGCACCCTTGGAGGTGACGATAGCTTCCACCATCGGATCCACAAAACCATAGAGCGGTTCTGCAGTCACGCTGGACAAGTGGCCAGAAGCCATAGAAAGCGGTTCGAACTGACCCTTAGCACCGACGAAGCAAGTGGCGGCCTTGGCAATGTCAGACTTGATGGACTTCTTGAGAGCACCGTTGATGAGCTTGAGGCCGTTCGGTTCAGCGACTTCCTTGTCGAACTGAAGGTCAGTCTTGCCTTCGACAGCGTTGGTCTTGACGAAGATGTGCCACGGTTCGATGGAAAGGTCAACACGGCGTTCCACAACGTCCGTCTTGGTATCGCTGGAAGCGTCGAGAGAGTTGACAGCTTCACCGGCATCGCGGATCACGAAGCCGTAAGTTTGGCCATTGCGCTTTCCGATCAATTGGTCGCCGAGGAAGGCTTTTGCGCCAATCGTGAAATACGGGGCCATCTGAGCAGCGCGGAGAGCCACGAGTTCAGTCTGGAAATTGGTCTCGATGTTGTTCGAGCTAGAAATGTTCGGGTTAGGATTAACTTGTGCCATAATAGCAGTCTCCATTTAATTTGGTTAAACACGGGGATGTTCCGCCAGATAGCGGTTCCAGTCCCTCTTTGCGGATTCTGAGCTAGACCCAGGATTCGCGACCTGACTTCCGATAATCGGGAGTTTCGGTTTTGATTTCTGTTGGTTATCCGTAACCTGTGCACGAGTTCCGACCTTTCGCATCAAGTTCAAGCGTGTTTCGAGCTGCTGCAGGGCAATCATCTTGAGGGTCGGATTCTTCTTGGCGACAATGCCAGCGAGGATGTCCGGGTTCCTCATCAACGTGCTCATCATCAGCGGAGCGATATCGCTGTCACCCAAGTAAGCGTCAACGGTTCCGTCGTCGTGGTCTGCGAGCCAGTCTTGGAACTTCTGTCCGCCGTTGCGGAGCAGATTCCAATAGTGCGCACGTTCCTCGTCGGACGTGAAACATTGTTCGACCTGAGAAAGATGACGCTCTGTGGCATCACGCTTCTGCTGTTCGTTGACCAGTTGGTCACGCTCGGTCTTGAGTTTTTCCAGTTCGTTCTGCTCTTTGTCGAGCTGACGACAATGGTCGATGTAACTCTTCACATCGTTAGGATCGAAGTCAAACTGTTCAAGCGGTGCATACTTGCTTACCTTCGCTTCCAGTTCCTTGATTCGGGCGTCCTTCTCTGCGATAATCGCATTGTTACGCTTCTTCAAACGCTGGAACGCGTAAGAGGTCTGCTCTTGCTTTGACGGCTTGCTCTTCTTCGGCTGAGGCACTTCCTCGGCCTTGGTCTCGTTCACTTCGGTCTTGGGCGGTTCGCTGCCGTCCGTGGCGTCAGATTCCGGTGCTGGAGCTTGGTTTTCTACAACCGGCTGCTCTCCAGTGGCAGCGGCGTCCTCGGTAGATGTCGGTTCCGTAGTTTGCGAGGCTTCTTCCCCGTGCATCTGCTTCAGATAATTGATGGCTTCCGTAGAATCCATTATGTTCTCTCCTCCCGATATACTTGTTGCCGCGTATCGTTCGCGGGTTTCTATAAGTAAATTAGGGGTGGTTATTTCTAACCCTTCGGCAAGTACGTGTGAGCCTTGCCCCAGTCGCCGCTCCAGCTGTTGTCAGAACGTCCGATGGACGGACTAGTAACGAGCTGCTGCAAGATCTCTGACGCCTTCACAGGGTCGGAACTGCCTTCGTACTGGTATTCCTTATTGGAACTGCCGAACGTCACGTAGATGTCTCCGTTCGCACCGATACGAGCCTTCTTCACTGCGGAAGACGTAGGCGTGACCGGGCGACGAGGGTTGTGGTCGTTCCACCACTTGGCAAGACCTTCCTCGGCCTTCTTACCGAGCTGGGCTGCCTTTTCCGGCGGAATGTTCGGGTTGTCCATAAATTGCTCAAGAGCGTCCTTGTGCTCCGTCGGAGTCTGTTTCACGAAGGATTCAAGGTTCTCAGGGGTTCTGACAAGTCCAGCGTTGTTCTGGGCTGAACCGGGGATATACACGATACCGGCGTCGAAATCGACAGGCTGCTCGACCATTTCCTTTGCAAGGTCAACTGCCGCTCCGAGATTCACCGGACGGATAGGGTTCTGGTTAGGAGTAACCACGAATTCGCGATTGCTCTGACGGGCCGGCCCGAAGTTCAGACCAGCCGTCGGAATACCGCGAGAACCAGCTAGAGCGAGTACGTTGGCGATGTATCTCGCCGCCTTTACGCCTTCCTTCTCTGCAGCCATTAGATACCTCCGAGCATTGCGTTGTTATCTTCGATGGTCTGTTCCATCTTGTCCTGAGCTTCCATAGCGACCTTCTGGCCTTCCAACTCCAGCTTCTGCATATCAATCTCGGCGTCCACGCCAGCCTTCGATGCCTCTAGCTGCAGCTTGGCTTGGTCAATCTGGTTGTCCATAACCTTCTTAGACCATTCCAACTGACGGTCTTCGCGCTTGTTGGCCAGTTCGGTAAAGAGGGAATTGATTTGACGCTTGAGGTCTTCGTTCTCGGCCTTGGTCGTCTCAAGCTCGTTCATAGCCTCCTCGGCAACCATCTTGATCTGCTTGATCTCGTGGATGGCGTAAGCGTCGAGGTTCTCGTTGGTGACCAGCTTGATAGTCGGGTCCATATTTGCCACGATGTCCTTGGACAGCATCTTGGCATCGTCGGTGGAAAGCGTATCAGCGTAATACTTGGCGAGGATAGGCTGGAGCTGCGGAGGAAGCATAGCAGACATCACTTGCAGTTCCTGACGACGCTTCATATTGGCCGTGATAACGTCCGGACCGGCTTCAAGCTTGAACTTGATTCGTTCACCGCCGTTGAGCATCTCAATCACGCACATCCAGATTGCTCGCATAGCCTCGTAGGCGTGGTTATACAAAGACGCGACGTTGGATTCACGGTTGGCAGCTTGTTCCAGCACTTCCGTAGCGGTACGCTGGACATTGACATCGGCGACGCCTCCTTGGATTCCCGTAGGCGGGACACCTAGGACTGCTGCCATCAGCTGCTGGGTAGTGTTGATGACGTTCTGAAGGTCGTTAGTCTCGATTGCTTCACGGAGCTGAACCGGAGCCGACTTGCCGTCCAGAGGGTTGTAAATCATCGCCAGAGCGTCGTCTTGGCAGCATTCTTCGAGATACTGTTCGAGATTGTCCAACGAACCGGCCGGGAACATAAAGTTCGCCTTCGGACTACGGTTAATCCTATCCAACATAGTGGAATAGGCTAGGTTGAGTCCGAGCTGTAACGAATAGGTCTTGCGGACGATGCCGATGTAGTCCGTCTGACGCTTGCGTGTCACCTTATAACCGGCGAACCGGAAAATGGGGATTAGGGTAGTCGGAAGCTCGATCTGCTCCACGACCTTGTCGCCGCAGAGCTTGTACATCGTTACGAGTCCGTTGGGATTCTTCTCGTAGTAAGTCACGATGGGTACGCAGTTCGTCGGACGGTTGACCCACTGGTCACCGATGTGATAGAGCTGCGGCACTGAGCGAGGATAGTTGAAAGGTACGATGTCCTGACCGTACAGACGCTTTGCCTTGGTTACTGATATCCAGTTGACCACTGCGCCTTGTTCAGCGTCACGAGCCGATGCCTTGGTTACGGACGGGTCGAGAGCAACTGCGGCCGGGTCTAGGACGCATTCTGGGACAATCTTGGGTTCGCCAGTGAAATCGTCAGCAACGGTCGTTACGATGATGTACGAAGCACCGATGTCAACAGCCTTGCTAAACGCTTCCATAAACGCGTTCTTGGCGTCGGCATCCGCTTCGATGGCGTCAATGGATTCCTGGATCTCAGGAGCCGCCGACTGCTCGTCGAGCTGTGCGTGCCACGGGCTTGCGGAGAGTGGCGACGAGATTGTGCTGTCGAATACTCCCCACTGGGAAAGGTGCTCACAGCGTCTCTTGCTTCGCTTGTACTGCTTGATTAAGTCTTCCGTCCAGAAATCGCCAGAATACATCCGCTCGCATTCCACACGGTCTTTAACGGAGTCCGAGTAATACTGACTGGACTCTTTCAAAAATTCCACAACCTTTTCGGTAATCTTAGGATCTGAGAGTGGGTACTTGGCCATATTTCTCCTTCCTCCTAGGAAGAAATTAGAGGCCAATTAACGGTGTGCAGCCAACATCCTAGCCGCGATTGACTGTACGCTCGAATGCGGTTTTACCAAACCAGCCTCTGAACTGTGCCGGGCGCGGCAAGCCAGTAGGAAGCTGTCCAGAGCGTCCGGAGACCTTCCGATGGCCTTCTTGATGTCCTCCTTGGGAATCATAGCCGTCTTGCCTCTTGGGTCGATGTAGTAGAGAGCGTAGCGGCACTCCTCTCGGATCTTCGCACCGTCGTCACTGCCGGACATATACATATGCGAGCCGCCGACAAGCTTACGGGCGTTGAAATGCATCCAAGTACGCATATTGTTGTAGTTCTCGTCCTCGCTGGCGGAGCCGAAGTTGACGGATTCTACGTCCTTTACCGAGTTCTTGGTATAGTCGTACAGTCCGGACCCGAAACCACCGGTACAGTCGATTGCCGCACCGGCAACTTTGTATATCCGGTTAATATCCAGCAGTTCGGACACCAGCAACTGGGTCTCGGCGTGGTGATAGCGTCTTGACTCAACCAAGCCGTAGTCATCTATAACCACATAGACAGAATCGTCTCGACCTGCTCCAGCCAAGTCACAGCCTACCCAGACAGGGTCTAGCGGGTTGTGGGGAGGTCTGGAATCTGCGAACAGTCTGTCATCGATTGCCGCGTTCGCGGAACGGCTGTCGACAATCTCGCCAAGGATCTGCTGGTTATAAAGAACCGTGCCTTTCGGATAGCGTTCGAGAAGGTCTGCCTTGAATTCTGCCGACGTGTAGATATTGTCCAGAGCGGATGCGTGGATTACCGCGTTCGGGTTCTTGTTGCAAAGGTTGATGAACCAAGCGTGAGCTGCGTTGAAGGAGTCCGGGGATGTGAATAACCGGATACGGGGCATCTGGACGTTGCGGCCTCTCAAACGGTCACAACCCCAGTTAAACAGGTTCTCTTGGCAGTAGCTGGCCTCATCTATGACCAAGATGTTGACTTCGGTCATACCGAGGATGGCGTCAGGGTTCTCACTCGTTGCACCGTAGCAGACACCTTTTTCACCTACGTGAATCTCCTTGTCGGTCTTGTTGTACTCGTAGGGGATTCCCCATTCGGCAAGCCGCTTACGGACTTCGCCGAACAGCACACGGTTAAGCGCAGTGAAGTTCTGCGCCGCTGCGATGATTGTATGCTGCTGCACCAGCTTCATAGCGATGTAGACAGACGCGGCAAAGCTCTTACCGCTAGATACGCCACAACACGCGATGAGAAGTTTCTCGTCATCGCGTTGCATCATCTCAAGCTGGAATGGCATCAGCTCCACTTCCATAGAGATGCCTTACTGTTTAGGTGGTAATACGAACTTGATCTCGCCGGACAGCTCGGTCTTGTTTTCAGTCTTTGCGTCCAACGCAAGCTTTGTGACAGCGTCTTCCGACTGGTCGTGAGTAAGCCCGACGATGCGCAAAGCCGTCTGCAGCAAGTTGATCTTGTCTAGGTCGCCTTTCTTGATTGCCTTGAGCATTTCGTCACCGAGGTCGAGATTGCTGACCAGCTTGTCAAGCATCTCGGCACGGACTTGCTTTCGTAGGTTTCTTGCTCGTACAGAGGCTTCCTGAGCCTCTTTCGCGTTCATAGGCGTAAATGGTCTGCCTACGACCTTTTTCGGCTTTGACACGCCATTACGTGCGCCATTGTCGTTCATTCTCTCCTCCAACCGCCCAGACTTATTTAACGCGTGGCGTTCGCGTTATCTGATCAGCTTAGAACAGTCCAGACCTTGGAAGGGGATGTTCTGAGCGTTGCCGGCGATTTGCTCCAGCAGCGTGATAATCTTGTCGAGCTTCGCCTCGACTTGGTTATCAGCAACCGGGACCGTTGCCGCCGGTTCGTTACTTTTAGTCAAATTCAGGCTGCTCGTCTTCTTCGTAGCCATCTTCGTTCTCTCCTTCGGGTTCGACGAATTCCTCGCCGTCGGTGTTCAGTTCGCCGTTGAGGTTGTTGAGAAGGTTTCCCACTTCCTCGATCTCTTCCTGAGACACGCCGTACTTGCTGAAGATTTCGTCAAGTTTCTTGATGAGCTTTTCCATAAAAGAGCCTCCTAAAATGATGGGACGGCTGGGGCATAAGGAGTTGAAAAGCCCAGCCGTCCCGAAATAAGCGGAACAGATAAATGCCTAAAAGTCCCGCTTATCTCTCCTCCTAATCAGAAATTAGAGGGTGGACCGACCATCTCTAACCATTTCTTCTTCGCGATGCAGTTGAGACACGTAAATTTGCCGTTCTTTACATCGTAGAAGCACTGTCCCCAACCCTTGCAAGTGTCGCAGCGGTCTCGCCACTGGCAACAGATGGAGTGCCGCAACTCTTCCATTTCCTTAACCAGACGTTCTTCTGACTCTCGAAAACGTATCTCTGGCATCATAACTAACCCCTCGCGCCGTCAACCCACGGGTCCCACTCTTCGGGGTCCCACTCTGGGTCTACACCGTCAGCGGCCATAGCCTCATAGCTGTTGTAGTAGCGTTCTTCGTCGGGAGGCTCGTCGAGAGCCTTCCGGATAGTCCTAACCGCGTAGACGGTTGCCAATAACCCAAATATGACGTACGGTATGTATTTCATTATGGCTTCGTTACCATAAAACGTTTCAGCTTTTTAATTACACCTTCGTGTCAAGTATAACCGGATTGCCGAGCGCGTCTTCGTAGTATTTTTCAAGACCTTCCACGGCGTTCCGTGTAATAGTGCACTTCGCATCACGCTTAGTCCAAGTCCACATAAGCCTAATCACATCACCGTGCAGATAACCGACAAGGACCAGCTTGGTATATTCGGAATCAGGGTTGTACCACTGCAGCATTTCATGGGCTAACGACGTAGACGACGGCATTGTATCAAAACCCTTGCCAAAGTGTCGCCAGATTTTGATAAGGTTAACTGTAACCACATCCGTCGCCATCTGGTCAATGGTTAACTGTTGGCCAAGATGGCATTCGATAACCATAGGTTCGGCCACGCCCATAGAGGTGATCTTGGTCTGTAGTTCCTTGTTGACCTTGGTCAGTCTTGTAGCCTCGCGGCCAGCTGCTGCCGTACCGATGAAGAAGCTGAGACCTGCAATGCAGAATCCGAGAGCGATTGATAGAATGAGTTCCATAGTATTTATCTCCTTTATTTATTTGTTTCAATAGGAAACGTGTGGACGGCGGCGAAATCAGGAATAACGGAAACATAAGGAACCGCCGTCCACAACAATCAAATTATGCCACTTCTGCTCCGGACGGAACCGAAATGGGAATTATTTTCTTGGCTCGCTTGGCGGCGTAGAACTCGTCGCGGAGCTTTTTGTTTCGTTTCATCACGTTGACGATATGCTCTTCACGGTGTTCGCGGTACCAGATGCGCATATTTTCCCTGTGCTTCGCGAGCTTCTGGGCTTCCTCGATGGTCTCGGCCACCTTGAAGTTCGGACGGTTGCGGCAGTTGTCCTGATGGGACACCCATCGTAAGTTGCAGGGACGGTTGTCGGTCTTGATGCCGTTGATGTGGTCAACGTCGGTGTAGGCTCCGGGATTTGGGCAGAACGCCGTTGCTATGACACGGTGGACGTATGCGTGCTTGAACTTGCCTTTGACGGTGTGTCCGAGTTGCAGATACCCATTGTACTGCAGCCACGATTTGACCTGTACAAGGTGGCACTTGGCCTTGTCGGTACGGTT